TATAGCTCCAGCCCCACCATTTGAAATGAGAGTAGAAATTTCAGGTTTAGTTCCAACCCTTTTACTATTCATCATTCTACTTATTAACTTTGCATATTTTTTTGGGAACTTACCATTATTTAATTCTTCAGGAAATTCAAACTTATCCGGTGGTGGTTTTATTTCTAAATCATTGGTAAACTTATCATCATCAGGTTCTATATCATTTGAAAATGTTTCTGTCTCTGAAGTGTTTATTTTTTTAATAAACTTATCTTTCTCACCAGTATATCCATTTGATTGTGCTTTTGGTTTATCATCAGTTGGTTCATCTTTTTTAACCAAGTAACCACTCTTTTCTGTATCAAAATCATCAGCTCCTAATTTTCCAGTATCGTCTTCTTTTTCAGGTTCTTCCGTATCACCTTTTTCAAAAGGAATTGCATGTCCTGACTTAATACCTGCATCTAAATTATCTTGATTTTTGTAATAAATAATTTTATTTGTTTCTTTACTACGAGCTTTGAATTTAGTTTCCTTATCTGTAACTTCATTGATTAAATTTTGAATAACTTGATAAATCACATTATTGGGTAAATTCAATTCTTCCATTGATTCACGAAGTTGTTGAATATGTGTTGTGTTTTTTGGATTAGGCATTCCATCGTGAACACGATATGCCCATTCTACTAATATGTCTTCAATGATTTCTGAAATATGTGTCATTTATAACCTCTTTGTAATGTCTTGCATTTCACCATAGTTTAAACCCATTTTTGATTTAGTGTAAAAATAAGGTTCTGTATCACCTGGTACATCAGTTTTAACTTCTAATATTCTTTTGATTTCTTTCAAAGTTTCAACTCCATCTTGTTTTGAAAAATCAAATAAGAAACTATCATATCCGTATAAAACCAATTTAGTCTTCTTATCTAATAAATAGTCTTGAATTAATAAAATCTTCTTAACATTCAATTCTGTTTCTAATGCTTGAATTAAATAATTAAACAATTTATTCTTATTCAAATCATCATAATTTTCTAATACTATTCTTCGTCTATAAATATCAGTTAAAATGTATTTATTCTTATTTATTTCATTCCATTTATTATTTATAAATTTATGTGTTAAATCAAAAAATGGTACTTTTTCTCGTGTTTGTTTATCAATTCCACCATATAATAATTGGAAACTTCGTTGTTTTGACTCCTCATATGAACAACCATAGTGTTTAGCCAAATGTTCGTGAACTGAATCTTTACCAAAATCATATTTAACCAATTGTGAAATTATTCTCAAATGATATGCATCATAATCCATTTCAACTAAATAATCATTTTCAGCAACTATAGCTTTTCTTTTCTCAGGTGGTAGAGCTGCAAAGTTCACAGAACCAAATGAATTACTTGGACGACCTGTTGTTGTCCATAAATTATAATTTGAATACAATTTACCATTAGATATATGTTTCTTAACTCTCATATCAAATATATCACATACATCATTGGATACCTTTACACCATTTTTTTCAATACTCCAAAAGGCTTCTGTAAATTCATTCATATAATAATCATCAGTTCCACCAACATATGGTCTAACCATACTCTTATAAACATCACTACAATACTCATTATGTTTAGATAATGGTATGATTTCGTTAAGTTTTTTAACATTGTAGAACTTATTACTCAAGAAATCTATTGCATTATTACGAATATTATTGTCAAATGGTTTACCTGTATCTATCCAATGTAAGAAGTTCATATCTATAACATTATCAAATTTATAAAAATGATTTAATAATTTTTTATCAGGTGTTTGAATTAATTCATCATTTAACCAATAATAATCTTCCATCATTTTATCTGAATCAGGATGTTGTTCTATGATAAACATTGGTTCTTTTTTAGATATTTCTTGACACCATAGTGCTGATAATCCATTATTTTTATGTAATGGATGTAAGAATGGTTCTTTAAATATGGGTATAATACAATACATCGTATTACAATATATAACATTTTATTGAATAAAACAAGCTTTTTTTAATTATTATTGTTCGTAACCACCTGCTTCGCTTTTTTGTTTAGTAAGCCGTTCTAAGACCAAGCTACTTGCAACATCAGGAGATGGTGGAATTATACCAAAATCATTTATAAAATCAGTAGTTGTTGGTGATGTGTAATCAAACTCTTTAGTATTTCCAAAAATACCTCTTCTTGTTCCTTTAACTGCAGGAACATATCCATAAAATTGTTGTGGATTTTGTTTAGCAAATATTAAATAAACTTTATCTCCTTTATAGTACAATCCAGTTGTTTCTGACGGAAATCCTCTCCCACCATATCCATCTTGAAAATCATCTTTAGAATTCCATGCAGCATTAGAAAAATACATTGGACTTATTAAAACTATCGCTTCTTTTTCTTCAAGTGCTACTGTAAATTCAAATATCATTGATATTTCAGTACATTGTGGTGGAACTCCTACTGGTTTTATATTAGACATATATCCCAATGCTTGTGAAAAATTCTGAATAATTGTAATGCCGTGATTTGCTTTTATTTTTCGTTCTTCACCAACATAACTTCTAGCTGTTTCAGGTGGAGACTCTCCTGAGTTCAATTCTTCATATATAAATTGTTTGATGTCGTGGTCAGCCGAACTAACATCTTGAGTAATCAGAGGGGCAGTTATTCTAAAACCATCAATAATAGAACTTCTTTTATCAGAATGTTGTCCACCACTGAAACCCATTGTTTTGTAACCTTTATATCTATAAGCTTGACTATCATCTATTTTAAATTCATCAAAAAGATGAGCACTTATAGCAAAACCTCTATATCTACTTTTTATTGGATTTACACTTGATTTTATCTCTCTATATCTAAACACTGTTTCTAAACTGGTATACCAACCATCCGAACCTATGTTGTGTTTTATTTTTGTAACTTGAAAATAACAAGTAGTTGTGTATATTTTTGGTAAATAATCAACTTTAAATATATCACCTGGCACTAAACTTGAAATACCATAAATTGTTAATTCTAATTTGATTGGTAATGGTGGATTTTTTTTAAAAGAAAATGTTCCAGATATACGAGCTTGAAAATATTCTTGAATTGTTTTAGTAACAAAAAAATGATTTTGTATCATATCATTGTCAATACCATCAATAACTCTTACATTTTTTCCTTTTTCATTAGTTGCGTCATTATCATTACCTTCCTCCTCTTCATCATCTACTGGTTCAAAAGCGTTATCAGTATTAACAATATTTGAATATCCCGCGTTTAAATAAAAATCATTACCATCTCTTAATTCAGTATTATATAAATTTTCATAAGTCGCTTTTTCAGAATTTACATCTGATAAAGCTCTGCCTCTAAAACCACCTATATCTGGTAAATATTTAACCTTTATATCTTTTATCCCTACACCAATGTTGATTAATTCCGTATCTTGTAAATTAACCTTGAATATTTCAGTTAAATTAGCCGCATTTGATATAACTTCATTAACAGGTAACACTTGTTCATTAGTTCCACTTAATGCTTGAATGGCTACATTGGCACCAATGGTATCATTTGGTAATGATAAGTTAACATTATAACTTTTTACTATTGAGTTAGGACTCATTATGTCAAATGTAAATAATTTATCAAAAATATCATCTTCAACTGTATTATCAACACCTAAATAATTCTCATCAATGATTTTTAAAGTATTATCTTGTCCTCCAGCTAATCCTAATTTAAAAACTCCATATGAGTCTTCATTGATTTTTGTTAAAATATGCTTTACAATATCTTTAAATGATTTGCTCTCAGGTCCAAAGGCTTCTTTTATAACCGCACTATTAATAAAAATTTCTCTTATTGGTATTCTTCCAAGAGAATCCTCATCATCACCATTTATTGCTTTATCAAAATCTGTAATTGGAGCTTTATAGGGGTATTCATTAAAATATGATGGTTCAACATCTTCAGTTGCAATCCAGTTATCAAATGAACTATTAAATGTATCTATTGTCGTACCTGTTTCTAAAAAAACAAAGTCTTCTTCACGAAATGGAGTGTGTCCTGTGATGGTATTATAAGTTCTATCCCAAAATCTTGGTATTAAAAACACGGGGTCGTTTTCACCCGTATTAGCAATTACGGATTGATTGTCGTGAAATACTGAATTATAAAATGTGAACGATTCACTTGAATCTATTTTTGTTTCCAATCCTTTTATCTTAATATCATTTATCTCATCAATGTTTTTTCCAAATGCAAATTCAGCGTTTAATATTTTATCCTCTAAAAAACCAATTGATATGTATTGTGCATCTGATTTTTCACCACCTGGCAAAAACAAACCAACCATTGAGGCCAAAACCGTTGGATTAAAATCAATAGCACCAAATGTTTCTGAAGCTTTTTTGTATACATTTTCTTCAAATTTTACAATATTACGGACTGATGTAGATGAATCAGGAATTTCACCAAAATCAGGTTTTGAAATAACTTGACCATATGTTGGTGAGTCAGGATTGGTATCAATGGTAGTTCCAAAATTTTTTAAAGCTTCAAATCCAAAAAAATGGTCTAATAAAAAGTCAATTTTTTCTTTCAAATGATTAAGTTTTGGAAAAGTCATCATAGCTACATTTGGTGATTGAATGGTTAAACTACACTCCACACTTCCATTTTCCATTATTTTAGAATCATAATTAGTTACTTGTCCAATTACTACTTCTAAATTACCTTTTGACCGTGTAACCACACCATCTTGAGCATCACCACTTTGTTTTTCACCATATAGTTTTTCAATTATTATTTCTTCTGCTTCTTTACCATCTTCACCAGTTCCAATTATATCATATGGGTTATACAAATCTTTAACTGAACTCCATCCAAAATCAATGAATATTTGTGCTCCTGGTCTTAAAAAATATCTATTGTATATAGCATCAAAGTCTGCAAAATTATGAACCACGAAGTTTATTGTTGTGGTTTTTCTTTCACCCAATGCACCTTCTGTTTCTGATGATACAGATACAATACCAGCAGCCGGTTTTAAAAATTTATTCACATCATTTCTAACTCCATGTTCATCTGGAAACATTTCACCAGTTATGTAGTCTTTTTGTTCACTATCTGTCTTTTGTCCAAATTCATCAGCTGTGATTTGTTGTTGGGGTGTTATTTGGTCGGTGGTGTTCAATACATGATTTCCCAACATATAAACTTTTGGTTTTGAAAAATTAATATGTTTAGCTGGCCTTTTAACTATATATTTTCCTTTCGTAGAATTTGGTGATTCTTTTTGAAACGATACTTGTGATTTTGGAAATCTTGTTGCATCTCTTTTATAAGCTTGTGCTTTTTCATTTTCTTCTTTAATGTCATCTAGTACCTTTAATATATCATCACCACTGGCATCTTTACCCGCTACAGTTTCTATTGTTTCACCCTCATACAACACTATATCATCTGGACCCTCATAAATACCTGTTTGAACACCAGTCCACATACGAATAAATGGTGTTCTTGATGATAAATCTGCTAAACCCCCAAATTCATTATCTAATAATTCACCATAATTATAATAATCTTCTCTATCATCAGGATATTTTGATGGGTTTATTTGTTCATTTGGATTACGAGTTTTCTCAGCTGCTAATTGTCTAGCTTCAAGTGTTTTCTTAACCTTAATTGGAATATCAGAACCAAATACTCTATTGTTTATAGGCATTTTTAGAAACCTCGTGCGTCTTTAGATGATACAGGTATTCTCAATGATGTTCCGGCTGGTATGTTGTTTGTAGTTAAATTATTCACTCTAGCGATGAACCACCAAAGTGTTGAATCATTGTAAAACCTATTTGCTAAATTATCACATCTATCACCTTCTGTTGAAATGAAATACAAATCATCATTTCTTTCAGGTACTTTTTTATAAATCGTTGTATTGTAATAAGATTTATTTGTTTTTTGATTTTTTTTTATATTTGTTTCATCATATCTAGACATTATTAGTTCCTCCAGTCGGTGATATTTCAGGAACATATCCATAGAATTTAGTATCAAGACTTGGAACTGTTCCATGAATTACTTGATATGTTAAAGCTACATTTATATGATGTGGAACTCTTGATGGAGCTTCTATTTCATAAGGTGAAGAATTATCTATCGTATAAGAAATAGATTTTATAAATCCTAACATTTCATCATTTGTTTTTCCATACAAATCACCTAATCTAAATTTAGTTAATGGTGGTTTCATTCTTACCTTATTACCACCCAAATAATTATCATTATCATATTGTGGATATGCAAGTGATGTTAGTCTATTTAATTTTTGATATATTGATGTTAACTCCGACCTTGTTTGTGCTGCTAACTTTAGATTAAAAGAAATATCTCTTGTAGCTCTTTCATACACATAAACGGGTTCACTTCTTCCAACATAATTTGTTTCAGACCAAGATGGTGAGATGTTTTCTGTCAACCCCTCAATGTATGCTCTGAAAAATATATAAGTGTCATCTCTTAAATCTTTAAAGTAAAATGGCATTCCATCTTTTTTTGAGTCAAGAAGTAAACCTAAACTTGTATCATCAAATTCATCTTCATACCCAACAGCCCAAGTATTAACATCAGCAATAGCTAACTCAGTACCTTTAATCATTTTTGCTAAAGTCATCTTATCACCTGTTACCTCTTCACCTGTTCTAAGTTCTTGTGGTGTAGCTCCACCAATAAAACTATCAAGAGAAAGTTGTAATGGTTCAGATGGTAAGGATGGTGCACCAAATGTTTTATTTATGTCGTGAGTTACATCACCACCTGCACTAGCATAAGATAATCCTTCCTCAGTGGTTAAAGTGTCAAATGTAAATTCAGGATATGTTTTATTTGATAAACCAAGAGTACCAAAAGGTGGTGTAGCTCTATTAAAAAGAGACCCAAATTGTCCCTGTGTAATTGTTTTGAGAGTTGAAAGTGGAGAATACTCTCTTCCAAATCTTAAATTACTTTGACCCACACCAATACTGATAAATTTATTAGCATCAGGACCTGGATTAAGTCCAGTTGTTGGATTTGCTTGTCTAACTATTGGAAACTGAACTTTTGTATTACCACCTAAAAAGTTTTGCTGCAAAATGAAATCGGCACCTTGTGGTGATGATAAAAACTTTCCAATTCGTGTAGCATCAGCAGCAACTATTTCTGGAAAACTTGAATTTAGAGCTCTACCCACACTACCAATTGGACTAACGATGTATGGTTCACCTGCAAAATCATTTGTCAATCCTAAGAAAGCGCCAGCTCCAACCAATGGTGTTCTTGATGGACTAAATAAATTAAATTGAGCATTGTTTGCCCTTATATCTAATTTTCCTCTATCAACATTTGAACCATAGTTAAATGGTTGAAATGGATTGTTCGGGTCTGGTGTGGATGATATTGGAAGAGGCTTGTGGTCATGTGTGTATAAAGCCTCAAAACCACCTGATAAACTTAAATCCGTTCCAAGATTAGCTGTATTTGTAAATAAATTATCGGCACCTGAGTTATCTAAAGAACTTCCTTTATATGAATTTATATTTGATATTTTTATACCATCATTTTTTGGAACTCTTGAATCATATGTTGTTTGTTGAAAATTTATCAAAGATGATTGTGGAAGTAAAAGACTATCCAATATTGGATTCACAGATGTCTTGTTAGCAAAATCCATACCCACAACAGGAACATTAAATTCAAACCTTGAATCATTTGAATGTTGAGGTCTTTGGTCAATGAAGTCCTCTGTTCTTAATTCAGCTTCTTCTTGAAATATACTTTTTAATTTCAGTAAACTCATTTATATTCTCATTATTTTAAGTTTGACACTATTTTGGATTCTACTTTAGTTCCAATATCTGCAGAAACTGAACCACCAAATCCAAAGTAAGATTCATTATCTTTTCTCATCGCTTGCATATCTTGTCTTAAACCACTAATTGTGCTTTCCAATGTTGCTGAGAATTGTGGTGGAGCTCCACCCCCTACAGCACCGGCTATACCTGGCGCAGCTATTAAATCATCATTTGGACTTAATCTAAACATTCCACCTTCAGCCGTTGTTACCATTGTTTTACCTTGTGATATAGATAAATCTCCAACATCCGCAACATTCGCAATCATAGACCCAAATTTTGAAATAATTGCTCCAGCGACAAGTGCACCTGCAGCTGCTTTAATAGGACTTTTAACTGCAGCTCCAGCAATACTGGCAAACATTCCCTTTCTTGCAGCTATTGCAGTAGCTACTGCGTTAACTTTCATAGCTGCAAATATACCAACTAATGTTGGACCTAACATACCAATTTGTTGTAAGAATCCAGCAAGTCCACCAACTAAACCAAGAAAGCTATTTAATGTCGGACCAATTGATTCAGCTAATTGAATACCAATGGTTTTAAAATCAGCAACTAAACTAGCTACCGCAGTCATTGTATCTTCTGGTATTTCAATCGCTGATGTTAATCTACTTATCTCACCCGTTAAAGTTTTTTGTTCCTTTTGTGCAGAAACCACTTTTTGTAATTCTGATTCTTCTAGTCCAACAGCATCAGCTAAAGCTTTTCTTTCCAATGCATTCAATTTATTAAATTCAGCTTCACTTCCAACTTGTTTAACCACTTCTTCCATAGCACCTTTTACATCATTATTTAGTGCTAATTCTCTAGCTTTTTGTAAATTCAATTGTCTACCAATCATCACAGAAGCTGTTATTTCAGCATTTAATGATTCTTGGAAATTCAATAATCCATCAGCTACTTTTGCAACTGAATCTAAACTTAATCCAAGTTTTCTAGCTTGAACAGCTGCTTCTAAAATATTCTTCCCACCATCAGCTGAGAATTTAGCGAATAATTCAGTGTTAGCTGCAACATCTTTTAATACTTGGTCGGGTGCAACATTGTTAGCTTTAGCTAATTGTCGCGTTGATAATAATAAATTTTCTGCCTGTTCTCCAGTCAACCCTTGTGTTTGTGTAAATAAACCAACTAACTTTGTACTTTCATCTACTGACATACCAGTTGTTTTTGCTATTCTAGCAACACTTCTGGATAATTCATCAGCTTCATCAAATGCAACTCCAAAATTATTTGCTAAATCCGATGTTGCTTTAGCCGCGTCTTCAGCTGATAAACCAAGTTTTGTAAATTCTGTTTGTGACTTTACAAGGTCTTGTCTAAAATCCGTTACACCCATAGCACCGAATTGTCCAGCTATAGCTTCTTGAGTTGCACCGAATTGCATTAATGCAGCAAAAGCAATGGTTAATGGATTGGTTATAAAACCTTTAATCGTACTACCCATTCCACCCATCAATGAATCTGTAGCGGATACCGCACCTTCAATTCCTTTGTTTACCTGTAATCTTTTTGCTTCAGCATTTAAAGTATTTTTATAACCATTTAAATTCTTTTTAACTGTTTCATCTGTTGTTTTAGCTATTTCGTCATCTAATTCTAATTGAGTTTGTTTAATACCTGTTAAATCATGTGCACCACTGACTATGCCACCACTAATGTCATTTAATTTATCTGCTAAAGTATTAGTTATTTTACCAGAAGCGACTAAGTTTTTAGTTCCTTTTACTTGTTTTTGTAAAGTTCCAAAAACATCTTTTTGTAAACCCAAACCATCTTTACCACTTATATTATTTAATCTTTGTTTCTTTCCTATATCTGTAAGGGTTTTACTTATATCTTTGTAACTTTGTGAAGACTTATTTTCTTGACGCTCTGTTAATTTATTTATGATTCCTTGATTTTTAATAAACTCTTCTTGTTGTTTTGAACCAAGTCTACCATTTTTAATAGCTTGTTCTTGCAGCCTATTATAATCCGCTAAAGCTTTATTTAATTTGGTTTGTTCTTTTGTACTTAACGCCATTTTAGTCCTCTATATCATAGCCTTGTTTTTTTAAGTCTGCTAAAACCTCATCACCAAGTTTGTTAGCTTTTTCTATGTCTTTATAGAATCCTTTAACTAATTTTTGAATTTTTGGGTTTTTTAAGGCTTGTTTTTCTTTTGAAGAAAGTTTTTGTTTTTTTAATTGATTTAATCCAACTAAAAACTTGAATGCATTAAGTAATTTGTTTTCTAACAAAACGCTTTTATGATTCATATATGATTTTTTCTTTGACACAATACTCTCCTATTTAGATGTATCTATTCATATATAAATATCAGATTTGTTAAAAATTATGTTTTAAATCTTGAATTTGATGATTTGGTTTTTTGATTAGCTTTTTTTATTTCTTCGTTTTCTTTTTTACGAGTATCAAGAAGTTTTTCATAATAAAAATTTCTTAAATATACAGGCATTTCGTATAAATCAGAGTGATTGAATCCCTCTCCATAATACATTAATTGAAATATTTGTTCGTGAAGTTTTGGTTTATCTTCAGGAATTAGGCCAAAAAAAGTTAACCGTCATTGGTATATCTACCTTGACGGACTCACCTCCTAAATCTATTTCTTGCTCCATTATAATATCTGGAGTTACTTTTTTGATTTCTTCTCTTAAATGCATTGAATCTCTTGATAGAATGTTTTGAGATATTTCATTAATTACTGATTGAGAATTATCACCATCAACTTCTTTGATTAAATATCTTAATCTTGTGGTTAATTCAGGAGCAACAGCACCAACTTTTTTAGAAGCTTTTAACTCTTCATCAATTAATCTTTCATCCTTACCTGTAAGTAAACTGAATTTAATTTTTCTTTTTGATATTGGTAGTGTTACTTCAAATAAATTTTCTTTAGCATCTTTTGGTAATTTTTTAAATGGACACTCAGCTAAATTAAATATTTGAGTTGACACTCCTCCTGTTGTTGGATGTGTTACTTGACAAGTATATTCAGGTCCATATGCTAATATTCTAGCTGCAACCATCACAGCATTTTTGTCACCAAGTATTAAATCATCTGATTTCACACCTTGTGTTAATATTAATGAATCTAATAATTTATCAACCACTAAACCTTTTTTTATAAGATTCTGAGAAGTAAGAATATCTTCTTCTTTTGCAGTCATATATTTGATTTCTATCTTTCCATCTTTTAATGGATGGTCTTTTGGATATAATCTACCTTCACTTGGTAAATCAATTACTTCACTTGGGAATTTATTATCTGACATTTATAACCTCCGATTATGATTTTGATTCGGAAACAGATGCTTGTCTATAACCTGTAACTAATTTTTTAATTTCACCGATAGCTTTTCTAGCTCTACCACCAGCTGCTTTCGTACCTTTTTCTGAAAATACTGAATGATTTTCTTCAAATTGTTCAAATAATTCTTTTATATCATTGTATAATTTATCTGTTGACATTTTTGTCTCCTATAACTTAATTAAACTTCTATTGCTCGTCTAAACCAACCTAACCAAAATTTCTCTTGATTTGGTTTGTCTATAACTATATTTGCAAATCGTAACACACGATATGCTCTTACTACATCTACACTTATTTTCTGTATAGCATTTATTGTAGCTGGTCCTATTCCACCATCTACTTCAATTTTGTTTCTACTCTTAGAATTAGCAGCCTGTTGTAAAACTTTAACAGCTCCTCTTCTACCAAAATTAACACACATATCAAAGTATATATGTCTTAATTGTGGGGGAACATCATCACACTTACCTCGTCTCCAATAGTCTGTATGATATATTTTTTTAGCTTGTTCTTTGGTAAGATTTTTAATGTCCACATTAGGATACCATCTTTTAGCGATTCCATACTTGGTTTCACCACCTGCATCATCTGGGTCATTTACATAACCACCTTCGTGGTCTAAAACTATATCTATTATTTCTTCAAATGTTGTTTTCATTATGTTCTCCGTATATAAATATATATAAAACAAAAAAACCCTCAATTTTTTATTAAGGGTTTTTTAAGTTATATTTTAATATGATTTATTAGAATTTAAGTATTGCGTAATCATATCTTAATGTTAATGTAATTTCAACAGGGTCTGATGAATCAAATGCCAAATCACCAAATGTAGCACTTTGAATATAAGCACCTTTTAATTCCCATTCTTCAACAACATCACCAACTGGACCTAATAAGTTAAATGTAATATTTTTCTTATAGAAATCTGAATATCCGTCTCTACCAGTTACTGATTCGTGTCCTAAACGAATCCATTCCATTACTTGTTGAGCCGCAGAAGGTACAATTGGGTCATATAAAGTTATATCCAATGTAGACCATCTTGACTTACCTTTAACATATCTCGTTACATTCATATGTTCTAAAATTACTTCATCCGACTCAAGAGTTGGTCTATTAATCGCTTTTATTAAATAAGCATTAATACCATCAATTTGCATTATAAATCTATTTTTGAGCTTTGGCTCAAAAGGGGTAAACATTATATCTTGTGGTTCTAACAATTCTGGCATCTTATTTCTCCTAGTTGTATACCTTTGCTTTCATATATAAATATAAAAAATATTAAAAAATAATAAATATTTATACTACATTAACCTTTTTATTCTGGAAATTGTGCTCCAGTAGGCTGTATTGTGAAATCTAACACAATAAACTCAGCTGTTCTTGTTGGTTGTAAGAATAATTGTCCAATTAATTGATTTCTATCAATTGTATCGGGTGTATTATTACTTTCATCCATTACTACTCTAAATGCACTTAAACCACTTTGAGCTTGAACTTGTTCCAAATATGGATTAGCTATGTTCAAGAATCTTCTTCTTAATGCTGCAGTATTCTGTTCAAACACTAAGAATCTTGAAGATGATGCTATAAATTTCTTAACTTTAATTAATAACCTACGAACATTAACTCTATCTAATGCTGAAGCTTTCTTCTGTAATGTTTTTTGTCCAAATACCGTTACACCTTGACCTGGAAATGTAGCGATTGGATTAACACTTGAATCATATAATGTATCTCTATCAGCTTGAGTTAGTTTTCGTTCTGCTTCTTTTGCAATATTAATAGTTCCTCTATTTAAACCAGCAGGAGCAAACCATTCGTGTGATACTTTATCTGTGTAAGTATATACACCAGCTACTGTAACTGATGGTGGTACCCATCTATTAGTTCCGGCAACTTGAGAATCAGCTACTTTTACCCATGGCCAATACATAGCGGCATAATTAGAATTTCTTGTTTTAGCTTGTGTAGTAGCATCTACTACATTTTTACCATAAACAACTGGGTCTATAACTGCAAAACAATCAGCTCTTGATTCACATACATCAATTATTTTAGAAGCAACTGATGTATGAATACTGTTAATTATACCAGGTGCTAATATTAAATTAATATCATACTCATCTTGATTACTTAATAAATCAAGTGCTTGAATATATTGATTATATCCATTATTACCACCATTACCACTTGGGTCTAATCCTTGTGAATTATTCTCAGATATATTATTATATAAATTTTTAGGATGTTGAACAGTACCATCTGAACCTCCACTAAATGCTCCACCTTGAGAACCACTATTTGAACCACTATAAAATGCAGGTAAAGAGGCTGAATAAGCTGGTACTCTTACATTTCCATTTTCATCAAGATAATCAGTAGTAGGGTCAAGAACTTCAACTCTTACATATTTTGATTTGTTTGCATAAGAACCAGATAACTGTAAAAATGGTTTACCATTCTCATCAGTTCTTACAGTTTGAACTTGGTCACCAATTGCTTTGCCTATATAATTTGTAGAATTTGGGTCAAGATTAATATTAGTATATGATTCAAGTATTTGTTTTTTCTTTTGTATATCTTCACCACTTCTAATCTGTAATGTAAATGTTCCTTTTTTAAGGTTTACAGATGATACTTCATATCTCACATTATCTTTTGAACCATCAGTTAAAATACTGTTTGTACCAAGACTAGCAGAATTATTTAATATTGCACCATCTGATAATGTATGTAGTTTAAATGGTGTTTTAAATACATATGTAGTATTGGTACTATTAAAATCTGAACCTCCTGAAAAGTTTACTGTATTTATTTGAGCTCCGGAAGAAGCTGTTATATTAATATAATTAGAAATAGGTGAACCACCAACTACTAAAGTAGGTGTATTATCATTGGCAGGATTACCTGTAACTCCATATGCACCTTTTCCTTTTTGAGTAAAAACGACACCTGTTGCAGTTGCACTTGCTGATAAATTTAAAAGATGAAGTGATTGACTTGTATTAAACATGTTACTAGCTGATAAAGCTGTTGTAGCTACTGTAGATGCAGATGGGAAATATATAGCAGTTGATGTATTAGTTACCAATCCCGCTGCATTAAGGTCTCTAGAACCAGTAAAAATAAGGTCAACTTTTGTTCCACCATAAGGTGTAAGAGAAGCAGAATGTGCAAATGCCTCACCTCTACCACCAAAATCACCAGCAGTTATAGTTAAACTAGCAGAATGTGCTACACCACCACCAACAATCGCAGGGTCTATTGAAGAAGATATTGTAGCAGATGCGCCACTATAACTTCCAGCTAATATTCTAACGACTGTTAATTTGTTGCCGTGCTTTAAATATTGTTCTGCTGTATGTGAGGTCAAATACTGATAATAATTACTACCACTCTTAAATGAATCTCCAAATTTTCTTTGAAAATCTGAATATGATGATACTACGGTTGGTATCCCTGCTAAACCTTTAACAGTCGGACCAATTAATACCGCACCTATATTTGCAATTGCAGCTGGTAAAAAACTCTTATCTATCTCATTAGTATAAACACCAGGCGAAACTATTTTTTCTGCCATTAAATCTCTCCAATTTATTTATTATTCAGGAAACGAAGCCCCTGTTGGTTGAACTGTGAAATCTAATACAATAAACTCTGCAGTTCTAGTTGGTTGTAAAAATATCTGACCAATTAATTGATTTCTATCAATTGTATCAGGTGTGTTATTCGTTTCATCCATTACTACTCTAAACGCACTCAATCCACTTTGTGATTGAACTTGTTCTAAGAATGGATTTGCTATCTGTAAGAATCTTCTTCTTGTTGCCGATGTATTTTGTTCAAATACAAGGAATCTTGAAGATGATGCTATAAATTTCTTAACTTTAATTAATAATCGTCTTACATTTACTCTATCTAATGCTGAAGCTTTCTTCTGTAAAGTTTTCTGACCAAATACAGTCACTCCTTGTCCAGGGAATGTAGCGATTGGATTAACATTTGAATCATACAATGTATCTCTATCACCTTGAGTTAGTTTTCTTTCTGCTTGAATAGCAATATCAATTCCACCACGATTTAAACCAGCTGGTGCAAACCATGGATGAGCTACTCTATCATTAAATGCAAATATTCCACCAAGACATACTGAAGGTGGTACCCATCTTTGTGTTCCAGCATATTGAGAATCAGGTACTTTTATCCATGGCCAATATACAGCAGCATAGTTTGAATCTCTTGATTCGGCTTCAGTCACCGCATCTGCTACATTTTTAGCATATACCACAGGGTCAAGAATGGCGAAACAATCACCTCTACTCTCACATACATTTATAATTTTAGATGCTATGGTTGTATGTTCAGCCGAAATAACACCAGGCGTTAATATTAAATTAATGTCATATTCATCTTGATTACTTAATAAATCAAGAGCTTCTGTATATGATGATAATCCTTTGTCAGTAGATGTTAAATTAAATCCTTGACTATTTGTACTATCTATATCATCATAAAAATTATAAGCTGCTGTAATACCATTTGCTGATGATGTCACAACACTTCCTAATGAATCAAATCCAGCAATTCCATTAGTACCACCTGTAAATCCTCCATTTAATGAACCACTACCAGCAATTGGTAATGATTGAGAAGCTGCATTTACTCTAACATTTCCATTTTCATCTAAATAATCAACAGTATCTCTAATACTACCAACTCTCACAAATTTAGACCTATTTCCATAAGAACCAGATAATTGTAAGAATGGTTTTAAATTTTCATCAAATCTTGTTGTATATCTTTGGTCACCAACTACTTTACCTATATAAGTTGTAGCATTTGGGTCAAGACTTACACCATTAAATGTTTCAATAGTATTTTTTCTTGTCTGAGAATCATCACCTCTTCTAATTGAAAGAGTAAATGTTCCTTTTGAATTGTTTACACTAGAAACTTGCCATCTCAGATTATGTTTTGAACCACTTGTAAGAACACTGTTTGTTGTAGCAGTAGAATCACCATTATTCATAATAGCACCATCGGCTAATGTAGTTAAGGTAAATGATACACCGCTATCAGATAGGCTACCAGTTAATACATTAGCAGTAGCTGGTCCAAATGTTCCATCTAATATTCTAACAACTGTTAATTTATTAGCACTTTTCAAATATTGTTCAGCACAATGTGATGTTAAATATTGAAGTGGAGTAGACCCACTTTTAAAAGTATCTCCAAATTTTGCTTGAAAATCTGAATATGATGATACTACGGTTGGTATCCCTGCTGCACCTTTAACAGTCGGACCAATTAATGCTGCTCCGATATCTGCAATTGCTGCGGGTAAAAAAGTTTGGTCAATTTCGTTTGTAAATACACCGGGGGAAACTATTTTTTCGGCCATTATTATTCTCCTAATTCTTTGCTATAATATTAGATATCCCCATGTGAGACATAGAGATTTTCATATATAAATATATGAAAAAAGTTCTAAACAGTTAGATTTATTTACTTTATTATGATTTATTTGGTATAAATTCACCAGTATCTGGATTTAAAGTTCCTTCACCATATTTTTCAGTGATTCCATCCAAAAATTTTCGTTCTTTAACTTGTATATCTTTAAAATTATTCTCAACTTTGGATTTAGCTTCGTCCAAATTTTTTCCTTGTTCTCGAAGCTTCATTTCTGATATAACTAATTGTCCAAGATGATTTTGAACTTTTAAATATTCTTGTTGTATTTGTTTAACTGTATTAAGTTCTTCATCAGAAAACTTTACAGCTGATTGTTTTTCTTCTAATTTTTCTACTAATTTTGATTCTTCTTCTGGCATTATAACCTCCATTATTTGTTAATTAACTATATATAAATATATATAAATTTTTAAAACAACTAAATTATTTTCCTACTTGTTTATCAGTTGCATCACCTTCAAAATCAAATGAAACCCTTGATGGTGTCAAATATTTTCTTGTATTTGATATTTTGTTTGTTACTATTGAATTTAAATATTCAGGTAATAAATAAGCTTTTGTTGTTATAGTGAATGTCGATTTTATAAATCTCTCACCAGCTTGGTCCATTTCAGATGCATCTGATATACTATCAGTAGTACATAAAAATTTCATATCAGTTCCATCACCCCAATAAGTATGGGATTGGTCTACAAATGTTTCTATTAGTGGATTCATTTGTTCTATAAAGTTTGTCCAAAGTATAAATTCGTAAGTTATGTCACTATAAGTTGGCATTGTTGTAACAATATTTTCATATGTTGGTTGTACTCCTGTTTGAACTGAAAATCTATCGTATTGATTGTCTTTACTCCAACTTGATTTTCTAACTACATTAATAAAATTATTTTTAATATCATGAGAATATGATTGTCCTGATAAATCATTTCTTGAAAGTTCTGTTCTTCGTAACATAATTAATGGAAGTATTAATGAATTATTCTTATCTCTCAATACACCTCTTTTCCTAACTGCTTTCCATCTTTCTTCATTACCATAATAAACAGGTATTTTAAATGTTTCATTTGCTTCTCTGATGACTGGTTTCATTACATTTTTAACATGATTTAAAATAGCAGTGTCGACATCTTTAAGTGTAATTGCATAATTATCTGAAAGATTATTACCTGGTACAATAGTACTTTCTCTATTACCCCTAATTGTAATATTTTTTGTAGAAACTTGGTCTGCTCTATTAATAGTTTCTTTATTAACTACCTGTTTATTTGTTATCTTATTTACTGCCATTTCTTCTTCTCAGTTTTTTAAGTTTATCAAGTTTATTGTTTACCTTACCTTTAAATTCTTCTGATTTAATAGAACTCATATCAGCTTTTCCAATTGCAATTTCTTTTTTAATATCCACTTCAATAGCCTTTGTACCTGTTTGACTTCCACCTGGTATATTATCTAACTTATTTATCACCTTACCCATTAATTCTTCCATCTTTAAGTTACCATTTGGGTCTGGTATATAAGAATGTTTTCTTTCACCATAAACATCTCCATCATCCATAACATTACCACTTACCTCTTTTTTAACTTGAGGTTTTTCTTGGTAATTAGGATTGGAAGTGTCAAACTTCGTAATTCTTTTTCCTATTATTTGTTGAACCGCCATTAGTATCCTCTATTATTGAAAGTTATCAGTTAACCCCTGTCTACCTATAAAATAAGTTTGTAATCTTTCTATTTCTTTATTACCTAATTCTCTATCATAATACGCCATTTCAAATAAGTCAAATGCATCTGTAACATAACTATCATCACCAATCATATTTATTTTAACATCTACATCTTTATTAAAACCACTATCTGTTCCAACATTGGTTTTATTTATAAATGTAGTTACCAATCCACCATCAGCATATGAAGCCTTTTTAATCGTTAGTAAGAATTTAGTATTGTATACTACATCTGAACTTGCATTTACAGTAGCAGCATCATTATC